TGTAGAATGTGTTGGTAGAGATTGACTGATCCACGTAGACTTGCAGCACTGCTGCTGTTTTGATATAGCCTTCGCAGTTGGCTTGATCCCACATCAACTGATATTTGTTTTTTAACTTGTGATATTCAGGAACTACCTGTGTGAAACTTCCAGCCTTAGATTCTTTGACAGTGATCAGGCTCATGGGCATTTCGATGCCATTGGTAGAATTAATTACCACTGAACTGGACTCAACTGGAGCAATGGCCATCAGCGTGGCATTACGAACCCCGTGAGTTTTTATTTCCCCACGAAGTGCTTCCCAGTTCAACTCAGGTGAAAAGTCCGTGAGTTCGTTGACTCCAGCGGCACGTCGTTCCCAAGGAAAGATACCCTGACCATACCAGGTTCGGTCCGAATCTTTGCAACGACCACGTTCTTTAGCCAACTCCACAGTTGCTTCGGTGAGGTAGTATGCTTGGTGCTCCATCCACGACTTGACCTCCGATAGAGCATCCGCATCACCGTAGCTGAGATTTCGACGTGCATGCCAGTAAGCAAGGTTAGTAACGCCGATGCCCAGTGGTTGTATTTCTTCGTTGGATAGTCGACTCTGGATTGATAAGAAGTCTTGGTAGTCAAGGATGTTGCACAAGCTTCTTTGAAGAATACGGCAAGCACGACGCATGTCCTCAGGATGGCGGAACGCACCCCAGTTGATACTACCAAGGGTGCATAAGGCGATCCTGCCCTCAGCATCGTCAAGTCGCTTGAAAGGCTTTGTAGGTAAGAGAATTTCACAGCAAAGATTACTCTGGTAAATGGTATGATACTCGGGGTCAAACGGACCCTGGTTCATCACGTTGTCAATGAACACTAGATAGATACGACCAGTGTCTGTTCTCTCCTTAAGGATGCCAGATTTGAAAACTTCTTCTGCAGACATAGTTTTCTTCCGGAGGTCAGATCTAGCTTCATAGCGGACATAGAGATCCTCAAAAAGAGCAGTGTCTCGGTAGAAGGCTTCATATAGGTCAGGAACTTCATTGGGGTCAAAGAAAGTGATATGCTCTTTGTTTTTAAATCTACGCCAAAAGAAAGCAGATAGGACCACACCGTAATCCATGTGTCGGACTCGTGTTTCTTCGGTTCCTTGATTGTTCTTGAGCACAATAAGATCATCGAATTGATGATGCCAGATTGGATAAAAAACTGTAGCCGAAGCATTGCGAATACCACCTTGTGAACATGAGCGTAGATCGCCAAACCATTTCTTTAAGAAGGGAATCATGCCAGTGTGCATGATTTCGCCACCACGAATAGGACTACCCAATGGACGTAGTCGACCAATCTCTAAACCAATACCAGCACGTTTGCTGGCATACTTGGCCATCATTTCGCCACTAGCAAAAATGGAGTCAAGATCATCATCACTACGAATGAGCACACAACTACTGAATTGCTTAGTGGGAGTGCCAAGCCCAGCAAGAACAGGAGTTGCGAGAGTAAATAGACCGTCAGAAGCTGCATTGTAATACTCCTTGATATAGCGCATACGAGCCGAGTTAGGCTCTTCGCGATGGAACACAGTGGCCGCAGCAATCATGTATCGCACCTGAGGTGTTTCAAAGATTTCCTTGGTGGCTCTGTTGCGCACCAAATATTTTTCAATCAGCTGCTCGATAGCAGCATAACTGTATTGTTCATCCTTGGAATGATCGATCATGTCATTCATGCGGTTCCAGTCTTCTTCTGAATACCATTCTAGAAGTTCAGCAGTATAAAGTCCTACTGCAACGTTGCGTTTGACAATTTCATACAGACTCGGGGGCTCGTAGCTACCATACACATCTTTGCGCAACATGCTGAGACGTTGCTTGCCTGCTACATATTGATAGTTGGTATGACCAACATCGGGATTGGATTCCACATCGATTAAGTCCACAATAGCTCTCAGTGAGATACCGTCGATTTCTTTTGTGGTAATACCGTCGTAAAAATGTAGTTGGGCTTTGATTTCTATCATTGACTGACTTACATCAGCTATTCCTTTACAGACCTTGGCTACCTGATTCTGCCATTTTTCAATATGCAACGGCTCTCGCTGGCCGTTTCTCTTTACCACTGTAATCTGCGTCATTGTTTACTCTTAATTGTATTTTTGTTGCACTTGTTTTTGAGTCAAATGCTGTTTAATTTCTAACTCGTGGTTGGTATTTACGATGGTGTCTCTGTCCCAATTCAGTATATATTTTCTTTGGCCTACTAGGACTAAATTGTGCCCTTGCTGTGTCAAAATCAGCTCTGCATCTGTCAAATCTGCATGGTCCAGCAAACTTATAGTATACAGTATTCCTAGCCCTCTTGCAACATCACAATAGATATTGTCGCTCAAAAGTTCCCAGGGATCGGGCCAAGTGTCTTGATCATCCCAGTGTAAATGGTAAGGTCGCCAGGGGCAGCGAAACCACCAGGAATTGATTTGGGTCAGTGCAGTGTGTGCCGGCTGATTTTGTAGTTGATGACGTAGGTCGGCCCAGGCGTCAAGCCTAAGCTGAAAGGTGTGTGGCCACATTAAATTCGGAAAGCAGATACTGAAAACACAATTGTTCCATCGATGCCTGTGTTGCTGGTAGTATATTTAACATCAACCTGGTTGGTGGATTGAGATACTGAAAATGTTACACCTGTTGATAAATTTTCCGAATAGTCATCATCATAGGTCAGTGTTCCGCCACCGGTGGGAACAATTTTTAAAGATCCTTGTCTTATACCAGTATCTCTAACAATGCTGTAGTTAATTGTCACTGATCTAAAAATCAAGATACTAAATGTATAAAAAGTTTGATTGACGGTATTGTTGACCAATGTCTGCTCGGCCTGTGCTTCAATGGCGTTGGGCCCAATGTCAATGATGCTTCCACTGACCATGCCAATACTGGCCTGATTAAAAAGATCTATTCTTGGGTAGGTATCAGAATATACAGCGGTTCTTTCAAACATGTCAGCAATACAGACATTGTTTGAATTTTCAACAGAGATTATAGAGGTAGCAGGATTTGTCACACCATCGAAGTGGTTTCCAACATCATAGAAAATATTGTGTCCAGTGGCATTGAGCTCAATAGCACCGAATATCACACCTTGGGCATAAATGTTGTTGAAAAAATTGTGCAATACTCTAAATCCAGTGGCACCGCCCGAGACAGGTGCCACATCTCCTAGCACAACACCCTTGAACAAAGTATCAAATTTGCTGTTGCTGACTGTGATACCCTGTATTTGTTCATCGGTGTTGATGCCGTAGGTTGTGCCAGTGAATGTGCACTGATCAAATGTTATCGACTGGCATATCAACGAAGCAGAACTGTTGAATCTCACACCAGCAATATTGTCTGCATCAGTGTCAAGATCTGCCGTAGTCAATGGTCCCATGAAGTTAACATCAACAAATGAGCAGTTGACTGCACTGTCTACTAAAAATACATCCACTGCATTATCCAGTGTTTCAAATCCCATGTCTCTAACAGTCACATACTGTGGAACAATGGCTCCATTGTTGCCAATGTTAGCACCAGTCTGCTGCAGGCTGTCGCCGGTTCTGGCCACATAAGCTCGCAGTGCGCTGTCATCACCCGGGGTCATGGAAATCACAGAGTTATCTTTGCCTTCGCCATACAAGGTAGCAAATGGAGGAATCACAATGGTTGCATTGACTTTGTAAACACCAGCAGGGAAAAACAAGCTTCTTCGTATCTGCGGGTTGACTTCTCTGCAAAATAGTTGATACAGTGCGCGATTAATGGCATCGGTGTCATCAGTGACTCCGTCGCCTACTGCGCCAAAGTCTTTGACACTGGCATACTGGTCTAGCCAAGATTGTAGACTTTGGCTGACTGGGGTTCCGGGCGTGGGACCAGTTTGAACTACGTAACCAGCTGCTTCACCTTTGTAGGTATAGGTGGTTTGAAATGCCAATATGTCGGAGAATTCTGTGAGAATTTCTGTGTTGCCAACAACTGGGGCACCTTCTTCCAGTGTGCCGTTGCCTATGAACAAGCGACGTTCATCGATGCTCCAGCCCAATTCTGCACCGGCAAGCTGAGGTAAATCTTGTTGTAAACCTTTGCGGTTTGTAATTCTTGAAATTTGAACAATAGCCACTGTGATAGTCCTTGATCTATCACATATTTAGCGTGTCAAGTAGTATAGCTCTACTCGTTTCATCCACTCATTGGCCCAATGCGCAAACTCATCAGGATTGACTTCGAACTCCATGTATTCTGGGGTGGTATAGCTGCCGTCTTCTAGCTGTTTGGGTTGGCACGCCATTAAAATAACACCTTGATCAATAGTGGTTCCATGTATTTCATTGTGAGCTGCTGCATACGCTGCTAACTGCAAAAAATAGTCTTCGATCCACTCACGCTTTTTGGGACGGTTGGTTTGTTTAAAGTCCATGATAGCAGGCCGACCCTTCCACATACCAATCAAGTCTGTTGTCCCTGCATATAACCCACTGTAATACAATGGGACTTCTACACCCCAAAATTCGTCTACATGCTGGAGACCTTTGAGGATTACTTCAGCAGCCATGAACCAGCTTGGGTGTGCAAAGGGATTGTTAGGCAATGGCTTCATGTCCCCTTTTAATACATATTCTTCCAAGTAAGCATGCATTCGTGTTCCACGGTTAGCAGCTTCTGTGGTGATTTCTTGAGCCTTGACTTCGCCCACACGCTTTTTCCAGTTGGCCAAAGCTTCCACCTTTTCCCTGGGTTTGGTTTTGTCAAGAATGGTTGTGACACTGGGCACCTTAGATCCATCGGGCAAACAATAATGGCGTTTGCCATCAATGGTGGTGCGGTCAAGTGGTGCGTAATTGTAACGTTGAGTGATCATAATTTGTTTACTGTGATGCCAGATTTTTCCAAGAATTCAATGCCTGCGTTGTCTCTGTATGCTTGACCAAAATACACTCGACGAATTCCTGCTTGATAGATCAGTTTTGCACAATCCAAACAGGGAGCATGAGTAATAAAGATATCAGCATCCAGGCCACTGTTAGTAGATTTCGCCAGTTTTGCAATGGCATTCGATTCAGCATGAAGAACCTCGAGTTTGGTTTTCAGTCCTGCAGTTCCGTCTTGTTGGTAAACTTCATCTTCGCAGTTGTTGTCCCAACCTGCGGGCATGCCATTGTAGCCGTAGCTGATCACAGTGTCGTCTTTGACAATCACCGCACCTACCTGCAGGCGACGAGCATGACTGAGTTCAGCAGTGCGCCGAGCCCAGTCCATGTATAGGTCAATGTATTTTTGTTTCATTGTTTAATAAAATTATTTAAGATAATGTAGTAGAGTTTTTTCAAAGTGTTGTAATTGATTGTCGTAATAGTGCCAAACTCTCTTTTGATTTTTTAATAATCTTGTCAGAATCTGACTTCTATCAATTTTATTTTTAATCAGATGTAAATTGTCAGTGAACATGCAGTCAATTCGACTATGAATGTTATCGATATTGTCGTAACGATGATTTATTATATCGTCGAACACATCAAATCCTTGAGATCTAAGGTATTCTATTGTGCCCGGATTTGCAATCAACATAAAAGGATGTAGGGCCAAGATTGCATGTATAGTTTTTTCGGTTATTGGTGTAATTGCACATGTTTCTAATACAATGCTTCCGCAAGCTGAATTATAAACATCCTTCAATGAAAAAAAGTTTAATCCATTGGCTATCTCTGGGCTACAATTGGGAATAGTGTTGTAAAAGTCTATTTCTCCAAAAAATTTATCTGAACCAAAACTGAACACAAAGTCATCAGGATATCTATCAATCCAATTTTCTTTTACTATCTGACGGTGGTTTCTAATAGTCCTAGTAAGACATAACCATTGCCCGGGTGTTGAATCGTTGTTGATTACAAATTCTTCTTTTATTTTGTATTTTAAATCAATGAGATAAGCAATGTTTGAAATCGTATTAACGCATAAGCCAACTGGCACAATAGATCTTAGATTTTTTGTTATCTCGATTGGTTGTAAAAAATCTTCGTTTAACAAAAAAAAGGTACCAGTGATGTTATTACTAGTTAACCAATGATCAAGATAATGATATTGTTCCTTCGGCGGGTAATCATATCCGATGATAATGAAAATTCCCTGAGGACAGTTTTTAATAGCTTGGGCAATATCCTGCCAGGCAGTGTGCGGCCAAAAAACAAAAATTTCGTTAAATTGTCTTCTGGTCCACAAGTAAATCAGACTTTTGATAATGATTTCATTGTTCATTAAACTCTAAAACTTTCTCCGCAGCCACAGCGATCACGTTCGTTGGGATTGCGAAATTCAAAACCTTCGTTGAGGCCTTGTCTCACATAATCCACAATCATGCCTTGCAAATACACATCGTGACGTTGATCTACCAACACAACAAATCCGGGCTGACTATAGTTGATGCAGCCTGGCTCAGGTGTATATTTGTTCACATATTCTAACACATATGCGAGTCCACTGCAACCTGTGGTTCGAACGCCCAGCCGAATACCTGCATAGCCCTTGGCTGCAATTAGTTTGACAATTTTGTTTCGGGCGGTGTCAGTGAACGTTATCATATTGTTTTATAAATTCTTCCAATTTACTTTCCCAAACAACAGTAACATTGTATCCCAGTGATTCCAGGTATGTTTGTCTGTCAGAATCCAATTGCCATTTTTCTCTAGCAGTTTTCTTTAACTGGGGATGATAAAAATCTTCTTTGAATACAGTTGGATTACAATGCCAATAATCGCCATAAACTTCAACTATGTGTTTTGTGGTTTCATTTATGTAATCAGGTTTGTATCTACCTATTCGCTTGTCTGTTTGATATCCAACTAACACATTTTCTAAAAGTTTTTCTTTTTTACTTCTTGGAGATGTTTTTGCTAATTCAAGGGCACAGATAACGCCGTATTTTTCAAAAACAGTTTTATCTCGTTTTTGATAATATTCTGCATCATGAGTTTTACCGTAAAACGGTTGTTGATTGGCTGGTAAGTTTTTGTTCCAGGCCGTTTGTAATCCTTGTGTATTTTTATTCCAAGGTATTCTGCCTTTGCATGAATCGGACAACTTTTTAGTCCAGGTGTCCCTATTTTTTTCTCGAGTCGCATACCGATCAGCATTCCATATTCGTGACTCTTTCATATCTGGATTTCGCTGCCAATGCAACTTTGCTGAACAAGATTTTGAACAGCATTCTATTCCAGACTCTTTAACAAGTGTCCCGCATACAGGACAAGGCTTGTGTCCTTTTTGATATCCGGTTTTGTTATCTTTTCTTAGAGAAATACCACAACCACAGTTACATAGATTTTTCATAACTTTATTTATCAAAGTTATTTGCTCTATGTTTGCTCGTGTTTTTCTTTATAGTCTTTGATTGCAGCGGCGATGGCGTCAGAAGCAAGGATTGAACAATGGATTTTGACTGGGGGCAGGGCAAGTTCTTCAGCAATTTGGCTATTTTTAAGAGCTGCGGCCTCGTCCAGCGTCTTGCCTTTAACCCACTCGGTAACAAGAGAGGAACTCGCGATTGCACTACCGCAACCGTAGGTTTTGAATCTTGCGTCTGTGATGATGCCATCTTCTACCCGAATTTGTAATTTCATTACGTCACCGCATGCCGGTGCGCCGACCATGCCAGTGCCCACATCGGGGTCATCCTTGGCAAAACTACCCACGTTGCGTGGGTTTTCATAATGTTCCACAACTTTTTCCGAATATGCCATATTGTTCCTTTGTTAATCGAAAGTTTGACTAAACATTCGGCCTCGATATCTAAAAGTCACTGTTTCACCACGCTGCACTGTGACCGGCACCGAATCACACACTGTGCGATAACTGATTCCGCCGGGCTGCGACTCGCCACGACCGGCTTGATAACCCACCACACCACCCACCACAGTGGCAATGTCACGTCCTGAACCACTGCCGATTTGATTGCCAATGGCAGCTCCTGCAATAGCTCCCAGAACTCCGCCTGCTGCATTGCCCGAAGTGGCAGGAGTATGAACAGCCACTTCTCGACACTGTTGTTGGTGTGTGGTAATCATTCGAGGTTCAATTCTCACAATTTCCACAGTGCCATAATTGTTGTATTGGGCCATGGCACCAGCAGACGCAAACAATGCAAACACGATTGCAAATCGTTTCATGGTATTCTCCTTGAGTGGATTATACTATATTTAACGCCTGAGGTCAACCTTTGGTTTACTCAGTCTGATTATTTGTTCATTCCGCGTTTCATTGCGGCTTTGGCGTTTTTGTTTACGATGTCTTGTGCAGTGTCCACTGACATTGCAGTGTTGACTTCTTGATTGCCGCGATAGCGTATGACATCCGAATTTGGTTGAACTGGTTCCAGTATGTTTTTGAGCGGCTCTTTGAGCACCAACTCGTCCAGCATCTGGTCATTGATATTGACGCCAATGTTTTTAGCTGCATTGATAAATGCTTGTTTGCTGATTTCTTTTCGTGCGTTTTGATCTTCGGCGCGACCAGCAAGAAAATCAACCAGGGCGGCTAATTTTCTAGTGTTGGCCGTGCCGTCTTCAAATTCACGAATCAGCATTATCTGCGCTCACGACCCAGGTCAGCAGCGGCGCCAGCAGGTTCTTCGGCACCTGCTGCACCAGCGGCTGCGTCAAGGTCTGCGGCAGCGGCATCGAGATCTGCGCCTGCTGCATCCATATCTGCAACAGCGCCAGCATCAGCTCCAGGCATCATGCCAGTGTCCATGGCAGCAGGTTCGCCTGTGACAACTCCCAGGGCAGCATCCATCTGCTGTTTGCCAGCTTGTAGATTTTGCACCAGACCGCTGAGTGCAGCAGTGGCATCAGCATTGAATTGGTTGGCCTGTTGTTGGCCAACTTCGTTCTTGATAGAGTCAACCAGTGCAGGAAGATCTTTGAACTGCATGGCAGTGATTTCTTCCAACATCTTCTGCATCTTGTCTACCATGTCTTGTGCTGCCAGCACAACTTGAGCTTGTTGAACTTCGCTGGCTTCACGCAAAACTTCAGTTTCACGCATTCTGGCTGCCAGTCCTTGTTCCATGACCATGAGCTTCAAGTAAGCAGAATTTTTCTCGCTGCGATGAAAATCAGGTTGGCGACGTTGTTCTTGTATTAGGCCGCGCACGCGATTCAGCATGTTGCGAGTCTGCTTGCGACTCAGATTATCAAATCTAATGTTTTGACCAAAAAAACTTTCAAACACACGAGCGGTTTGTTTTGATTGTTGTGGCGTGGCCAGATCTTGCAGTTTCATTTTCGAATCCTTTTTGCTGTAGGTATTTAGCCCAATTTAAACATTTGTTCAATTGAGTTTCGATATCTTTTTTGTGCAGAATTTTCAGTTCTAGTTTGATTTCTATGTTTTCTTTCAACACCGGATCACGGCTTTTGTTGGCCACGCCTGCACGAACAAATATGTCGTTTTTGATGTTTTCCAACATGTTGTCCAGATTCAACAGATCCCGAGCCAAATTGTATTGTTGATATTTGTCGGCCACACACCAACTTATGGCTGTGCGTGTGCTGTGAAAAAATCCCTGACTTTGATCGTTGATGAATACTTTGTATCCGAATTTCTGGGGAACAATTCTATATCGACCAAATGCTTCGTAATCGCCTTGATCATTTTGCCAAATTAAGCTGGGCAAAATATCCCGAAACTCCACGCG